CCTGCAGGACCTATAACAGTAATCCTAGCACCTTCAGCCGCCGTACCATCATGCTTATGCCCACCTGATGCATTAAACGCTGTTTGTATTGCATTGTATTCATTATCAAAGTCTGTTGCGTTGATAACTTTTCCTGTTGCAATATTATCATTAGTATCTTGTCTAGTATATCCTGCCATAATTTAGTTCCTTATTGTCTGTCATTATTTGAATACTCTAATAGAGCCGTATCCAATCTATAATTTGCTGTCGTTACTTTGTCCTCAATACGTAACGTAACTGTTTTACCTGAACCTACTACATTACTACTATAGATAACATCTAAGGGAGTACCATAGTTTCCTGTGCTACCATATGTACTAGTGCCATATAAAACTGCTCCCTGAGTTCCTGACGCAAATGTAATAGGTTGTGGTTGTATTACATCAGGACTACCTTCATCATATCGTAAACTTAATGTACTATTAAATGTACCAACTGCATCAATATAAAGTACAACTTTGTAAAAAGTCTTTCGTACTAAAGGATCACTTACAGGCATAGGTGGAGATTCAAACAACGCTTCAATAGTATCTCCATCAAACGTATCAGTAGTGTCCATTTTATATATGTAGCCATCTTTATTGGCAAATAATATTAGTTCTGTACTAACTCCTGTCTGACCCATGTATCGGGAATCGGTTACGTAAGCATTAATACCTACAGTCTTTGCCCAACTTAAACCTGTTCCACCTTGTGCAATATACTTTGTTGCTAAGTATCCTTCGGCTGTTTCATCCTGTGTAGCTGCATTATATTTAAAAATTCTATACTGAGCTTTTTCTCTTAGTGTTACTGCCTGAAAAGAACCACTTGTAAAATTGTCAATGTCTTTCTTTATTGGTGCAGATGCTACATCTAAATTAAAGTCACCTATTCTATCTGTAGCAGCAAGAGATCTTATGCCATCAGGGGCCATAAATAAAATATCACCACCTACTTCTTTAATGGTATCAGGTTCAGTACAACCTATCTGTTGTGTTACTTCTTCTGACTTAAAGGCATTTGAAGTTCCTGTTATTTTGTAAATAGCTTGCCTAGTAAATAAGATTAGCTGATCACGAAAAGGTATAAGTCCTGTAATTTCATCCTGATACCTAGTTATACTTGCTGTACCTGTTGACCAATCTAGATCTGTTTTAATTGCCATAGAGGTTAGGTTATTACCCACAACAAAGAATAAACAATCTTTATATAATGCTACAAACTTTGCACCTAATACATTATTTTGACTTACAGCATTTGCACCACCACCTGTAGTAGATGTGACAAAAGAAACACACGCATTGGCACTAGCACTACTGTCATAATAAGCAGGATAGTTTACGCCATCTACAAATACTGCCTTATCATTACCATTAAAATTATATATTACACTACGTACTTTGTGTGGCGATACCGACCTTCCTGCATGAGCCGACCCACCACCTACTGTATGTGCTAGAGTTACAGTACTAGGAGTTACGTGGTAGAAACAATAGTTAGCCGATGCACTATCAAGCCTTGTTGCTATAGTAGTATTAACATCTACAATGGTAAGATTAGTTATCTTATTTGTTCCACCTGTATTGCTACCTATCTCTACCTTATTACTATTAAATTTACTGTAGCCTTTAATCTTAGCATAACCACCCTGCAATGAGGGTTCAAAGTTCTGTAGTATAGTTGCACTACCTACTGCTTGTGTACCATGCTGAAGTGGGCTTAGATTGGATATCAATCCACCCTTAAACTCAACAGGAAATGTTTGCCAAGCTGTTGCCATTAAAATACTCTAGGGTTTATATTTCCTGATCCACGATCTATAACAGTAGAACGAACATACTCATAGCGATTAATATAAATGCTACGCATATATTTAATACCTTCTTTAAACTTTCCTTGCGATAGTTGGGAATTTTGAACATCTCCTCTAAATTGATAGGCATAAAACATTGCACCATCCACAATTACATGTCTAAATTCTTGAGGTACTGTGGGTACATCTGTGTGTTTTTCAAGTACAATAGGATTCTGATAGTACTCGTAAACTGCCTCATATGCTTTATCGGGGGTAGGTACAAAAATAAACTCTTGACTTGGTGTACGTACTACATACTGTGGTACACCCCGAATACCTGTTGAGGTATTATACTCATAATCTATATAGCTGTCAAGATATTCTTGATAGTCTAACGATTTTAGTTTCTTAGTGTCGTTACCTAATGTATCGTTTCTCTTTAATCTAAAACTATTCTCATCAATTAACTTAGCATCTTCAGGATAAGGATATCTACTAATACCATTTGAAAGCGTTTCTTCTTCTTCTCTATGATTCCACGGCCAATTAAACTCTTCATGGTTAATGTGTCTAATAGAAGAGTTAACAGCATCTTTAGCTGTATGATAAAACCCTTTAGCCGTTAGGAAATTAGAAGATGTTAATTCGACTTCATTAAGTCTTCTATTGATTTCATTTACTAAATCTAAATAATTATAAGCCATATTAGTTTTCCTTAATACGTAGCTTAACTACACGTTCAGCCGTAAGACCTGTACTGTCAGTTATTTGACTAGTTACTTTATACACTTTATTAATTGTACCTGCACTAAATCTAATAGTACAAACTGTATTAGTACTATCTCTTAGTATACCCCCATAGATAACAGTTAAACCATCTACTGTAGTATTCTGTGTTGTACTAATCTGTGTCTTAACATTGCTTGCATCATCTATAAACCAAAGATTAGATATTACAGTAGTGCCTGTGCTTGTTGCATGATCATATCCAAGAAACCTAGACCAATCCATACTATAGTCTAGTGTTTCATCAGGATCTTTGTTAGGCCATTTGAACGACATATGTTTTCCTTTATGCTGCTATATTCGTTGTAACTGTTACGTGTCTTCTAGGTGGAACAATTACAGTTCTCATTTGTTGCCCTACTTCGTTCTGCGAATTTATAATATGTTTCCTTGTAGGTATAATTACTGTTCTATCTTTCGCATAATCATCTTGACTAATGGTAGTAACTAACACTATTCCTATATTCGTCTGTAGAACAAGCGTTGGTGGTTCTACTAAGGCACTACCAACTACACTTAACGTAGGAACTATATGCGTAGTTGCTTGAGGTACGGCAGGTAATGTATAGTTAGCATCACCTACAAATGTTAATGTTCCTATAGAGCCATTTAGTACAACTGTTTGTGGTACAACATTGGCATCTCCTGTTATTGCTGTTAGTGTGCCAAGTTGTGTTGTTGCTACAAGTGTTGGTGCAGCAACATTAGCGTCAGAGTTAACAACAGGTGTGCCAAGTTGTGTTTGTGCTACAAGACCTGTGCCACCATAGATCGCACCACTATCATAAATTGTAGTTCCATAAACAGGTGCTGTTAAAGGTAGTGATACATTTGCATCACCTGTGAATGTGAGTGTTCCTATTGAACCTGTTGCTACAAGTGTTGGTGCAGTAACATTAGCGTCTGCCACTATGTCTAAGAAGACTGTATCTAATGTGACAGTAGCTTCTAATTCGCCTGAACCAACATAAAGTGCTACAGTTACATTAGCATCACCTACTATGCCTATAGTACCAATCGTTCCATTCAGAACTACTGCAGTAGGAGTAACATCAGCACTACCTGTAGTAGTAATTGTTCCTAGTGCCGTAGTTGCTAATAATGAGGATGCTGTAAAATTAGCATTGCCTACAACTGTTGGTGGGTTTAGTGTTGTGGTAGCTACAAGAGATGGAGCATTAATTCCTGTATTACCCGATATAGAAACTGAACTTACAGATCCTGTAGCTTCTAGCCCTGAAACAGCTATAGTTAGATCTGTTCCACCTACGGCACTAAATGCCGATTCACTAAATGCTACACCACCAAAAGACATTTACACTATCCTTGTGCTTCTTGCCAAGTTATACGCCCATAAGCCTGTCGTGTTTGATTGCTATTGTTTTTAACAAATAGCGTTAAAACATCAGGGCCATCGGGATAAACATTAGGACCTCCTAAAATACTATTACCTAGTTCTCTAATTGCTGTAATTGGATACGTAGAGTTAGCGTATCTATTTGAACCTTCGTCAGCAAAGAATGACGCAACTACGTCACCACCTGTAAACGTACCTGTTACAGACGAATGATCCATATACTGTGCAATAGATCCATTGGTAGGTCTTAGCCAATTTGTATTTGTATTGTATATCGTACTCTCAGGATTAATTTTAACTTCAACACTAAAGTTACCCTGTACTGACAAACCAATACTTTCAAGAGCTAGTGCCGATCTATTGATCAAGTTTCTAACTCCATAAAATCCGGGAATACCATAGTCCACTGATGGTGCTAGTCTAACTGACACAAGAGCTTTAGTATCCCCTGCATTTACTGACACAGAAGAAGCTGTTTGTGCAGTAAAGAGATAGGATTTGTCTGTGTTAAATTCACCATCCATAATAGTAGATGTACCCCAATGGCTTAATGAAGGAGAACAATTCTGATTAGCCGATAACCATGTATCATTTATATTCGCTGTAGAGTTTGCCGATTTACCACCAATATTTCTATTGTTAAAGTTTAAGGTTCTTGTATTTGTACTAAGAGTACCTTTTGTATACTCTATATATTCATTGTTAATAACAATAGTTCCTGTTGTAGGTAGAAACTCTGCTTCTCCCGATTCATTTACATTAACAGAAGTAGAAGAATTTGTCATAGCAGTAAGAAGCTTACCATTCTTAGACTTAGAAGATATCTCAAAACGTGCAGGAATGTTACCTGAACGCATGTACGCTTCCGTATTAACATTGTTCTGTGGTGCTTGATGTATATACTGAATAGAGCCATCCTGTAAACGTAAACCCCATCTAATTCTACCTGCACCATACCAAGAGTAGTCCATGAATACCATTTGCATTTTATTGGCATCTAGCGTATAGCCTGTAGGACCTGTTCCATCGACAGGATCAAGATTAAAATCTGTTTGTCTTACTCTAATATCATTAGTCTTAACAATCTTTGCATCAGATACAGATAAAGCTTTATAATCAGGCGATATTGTCAACTGTGTATCACTAATTAACTTTGTAATTAAATAAGATACACCTTTAATAACTATATAATCTTCTTCGTTTAATTGAGATTTAAACTTTGTGTCTGTACCATTAACTGTTGAAGAGTTTTGATTAACAGCTATAACACCCATAATTTGTTCTGTACTAGTTCGTCTACCTGCATATAGGTATTGACCATCATGTTCAAAGTACATACCATTTTGGTCATCGAACATACCACTTCGTACAACAGCATCATTCCAATTTGAAACTGCAACCTTGGGTATACCATCGGGGCTAGTATCACTAGGTATGCCACCATTACCACTACTTACATCTACCTCAACAGTAAAACGAACACGATCTGTTACGTTCTTAATAGTGAACGTACCATTATACGGATTACTTCCTGCACCCACAGTAAACCCTGTAATAGTAACACTTGCACCGGGTTTATACGTAGAGTTGGATGTGAATCCATGCTCTTGATCTGTTTGTATGTTCATTTCATACTTCTCATTTGTTCCTGCTTGATATGTATTAGTAACAATATCAACAGTACGCACATCGTAAACAGGTTTAAATAAAACACCTGTAGAAAACTGTATCCCTTTACCTGACTGATATCGGAAGTACTTACGTGTCTGTCTAATGATTTGAGCGTTGGGAGAATTGGATGAAGGATTTATCTGAACACCTCCATCGTGATACCTGTGCGTAGCAACACCCTCGTTTCGTACATACACCTTAGTCTGTCCTGAACTTAGTGTATTACTATTAGTGTAATTAGAGGTTTCGTCTGTATTGTATTCTACGGCTGTATCGCTGTACACACGTGACACTTTCACAGCACCTACCCATGTACCTGTAGATACGTTACTATCCACCACATAGAGCTTAGAACCCACGTAGAGGCCATGATTAGAACCAAAGGTAATTCTAGCACGTGTTGTTCCGTTTACACGTGCAATACCACTCAATGCTAATTCTGCATTAGAGAAGAAACCCCCTGTGTATATAGCTGTATAATCTGTCTTTTGATCTGCTGTTCCATAACTTGTAGGTGATCTACTTTGTACCTCAAAAGAAGTACTACTAGGCACACCTGTAATAAGGAACGCACCATCCAAGTGTATCGGATCTTTGGTTTCCTTCATAATAATAGGCTGACCTATAACGAATGGAGATGAAGGTGGAGATGCCACAGTTGTTCTAATAACTGTAGAGGATGATCCCCATGTAATAGTCTTACAAACACCAACAGTCCAAGGACTACTTGCATTTGCTACACCTGTCCAAGTTGCTAAGAAAGCTGCAGATGGTCCGGGGCCGTCTTGAATAGCTGCCGTATAGGAAGTACTTTGGTTTCGTACATAATGTAAATCACATCCTGTACCACCTTCTGAAAATCGTACCTCATAAATATGAGAGCCATAACCACCTGTTGAATATTGTGGGCTATAGTTTGTTCCTTCAAATCTTACAATCCATGTTCTGCTTGGGGCAGAGCCTATAGTTCTATTACCAATCCAATACGCTCGTCTATCTCCTGCAAATACTTTAATAGCAGGAATATTTGGAGTGTCTACACTTGACATACTCCAATACTGACTTGATCCTGAACCAAAGGTAAAATAGCCATTAGTACTTACATATATACCATTATATGAAGTTCCTAAAAAATCTATACTAAAAGGAGAGGAAATAAATTGATTACCATCATCCCAATTAAAGTTAACATTAGCAGACATTCCTGTTCTGCCATTTTCTGTGAACGAACCATTAGTGACATTAACCTGTCCTGAACCTGAACTAAAGCTTTGTTGTACAATACTACTAATTTCTGCACCTTGGAAAGCAGGTTCATTGGCTCTTTGATAAATTCCGGGGATATTATTTTGTAATTGTACTGATTCCCATTTCGTTGCCTGTAGAGAGTATTCAAAGTCAGTATCAATTAACGCTTGAGGATTTGATACCCTCATCTTTTCAACAGGGTCTTGATAAGTTCCTGTTGGTAAAATCTCTTGTCCTTGTAAATTTTGTACAAATATCTGCAGTCTATCATTTGCATTCATACCTGAAGTACTTGTTTCTAGTGTTAGTGTTGTCTTATCTGTGGTATCATTGTAGGCAAGTGTTGCACCTTTAGCTGTGTCAGCAAAGTTAAATATAATTTCTTGATCAGTTATGTTGGTTATTAATTGGAATTGCTCCAATCTATAAAAGCCATTAACAACAATCGTTCCTGCACCACCACCACCGGGAGTGAACGTATAAAAACCTTGTAATTCCTTTGCCATCTATTTCTCCTTAAAGTGCCGTTGCATACGCTATTGCTAATGCTTCTGACACACCACCACTTGAAGTGGCTGTACCTATTGCTGTAATATGTCCATTACTGTCTACTGTAATATCTTGTATAAATGTTTGTCCACTATTGTCTGAACTACTTGCAGCAGATATATTTGGGTGTGCAGTTAGATAGCCCCCACTTGCGTGATTGCCCCATCCATATGCCGTATCCCATTGACCGACTTTAGTATTAGTAATAGTATTACTTCCACCACTTACTTTAATATCTTGAGTAAATTCAGTTGCGGCATCTCCATAAATGGTTATTCCCTTAGATGCAGAAACAAAGCCTTGAGCAGCCACATTTAACTGCAAGACTCCGGGTACAGTATTGTTGCCGGGAGAACCTGTTACTGTTGCTTTTATAGTTGCTACTTCAGAATTAAAATCAGTACCATCATCACCAAACCAAGTAATTCTACCTACTTCATCTCCTGATGCTAGTACACCATAACTACCTATATTTGCATTCTTTGATCTAGCAAAGTTAAAACCATAAGCTGAATCGTTTGAATTTGTGCCATGCCTAACAACTGTAAAACCATCGTCATTACTTGTGGTAAATTTTGTTATACTACCACCTCTAGGAGTAACTGTTGCAGTATGTCCTAATAATATTTCATCGTTAGCATTTTCTACAACAGCTTTGCTTGCAGGTAATGTACAAAATACATCTTTGTCTCCTGCACTAAAGTCAACCAAGTTATCGGCATTACTACTTGATATAACATTACTGTTGCTTCTGCCTGAAATTGTATCAGTACTAAGATCATTTACTGTACCAATGCCAATCTCAAACTCGCTAAGAGTTTTGTGTGCAATACAATAATAAGTAGTATTAGCATTGCCAACACCACTTACAAAAGTCTCAAATCCTGTAACAGCACCACCTAAAGAAATATCGGCTGTGCCTGTACTAGTAGTTGTTTCTTTTACTCTGTCATTTAAGACTAGTGCCATACTAGGCTACCCTTATAATAGACGTACTCGCTCCATCTGCAGGAATTGTAATAGTAAATGTACCATTGTCAGAAGATTGGGTTGAACCAAAACTAATAACAGCAACAGCTTTATTACTTGCACTTGTATTATATATCATACAACCATCTGCGTCAATAGTTGCACTAGTCCATTGTGGATTATCAAAGTCAATGTGTGCTGTTGTACTTGTTAGGTTAACTGTAACATTTGTTAATGCTGCACCACCTGCGGCATATGTTCCTGTGTTAGCCTGTTCATCTGAGTTTCCTGTAATATTTGAATAATTAGTAGATGCTGCCCCATACGTACCTGATTCACCATCTTTAATTAAAGCTAGTTTAAAGGTATGGGAACTAAAATTGTGAACTGCCTGTAGTAATTCCTGTTTAAATGAACTACACAATGCTGTAGATATTGCCATTTCTTTCTCCTTTTTATACAGGTTAAGAGGGCAAGTTTCCCTGCCCCCTTACCATAAATAACTAGCTAATTAAGCTAATTGATCTCTGTCAACTTCATCACAGTGCATGTCACCCATTTCACTAACATCCATCAACATAGCGTAAACACGTATCTTACCTGCACTATACGTTGCACCATCACCTGCAAAGGTAACATCCAAAGTATCTGCCGTAGCTAGTGTTATATCGCCTGAAGGAGTAGCAGAAGGAGCATAAGCACCATCAGCCGCACCATCGATATCAAATGTAGCAACAAATTCGTCAGCGTCAGCTGCACCCAATGATGCTGTAGCATTTGTACCTGTATTCATAGTTGCTGATTCAACAACTTGAAGACCTGCATGCAATATTCTTGTATTTGCAGGAATTGTAAGACATTGAACTACATCCCCTGCTGTACTAGAGATCGCTTGTGCTGTAAGATCGATAGTCATGTCAAGGAAGTATGGCTGTCTGCCACCACCACCGCTGCCATGTGCAGGTTTTAAAAGACTTGATATTGTAGCCATGATAAACCCCCTATACTAAGTTGTATTTACAGTTCACAAGGCTCTCAGGTCTGAGAATCTTGCGACCATACAGATGCATGCCACGAACAATGTCTGCAAATGAATCAGGATCACGATAAGTTTCGGTCTTGTTGATTTGCTCGGCTGTTGCGACTGCTGAAGAATGTCCTGCAACAATCATTCCATAGTTACTAGCGTTCGTACCACCTGTAGTGGCAGGACCTGTACCCATAGAAGGTAGATTGTTTGACATGTAAACTTTAAAACCATGTAGGTTGTTAAGTATTAGACCATTCTGTAGCCCTGATCCACCCCAATCAGCTTGGAATAGTCTAGAGTCTTCGTCTTTTAAGACTTCACAGAATACAGGGTCAACTACGATCCAACGACCTTGTGTGTCCACATTTTGTTGGTCAAGTTTACGAGCCATTCTTGCTATAACAGTTAATGGATTAGCTACACCTGCACCTGTTGGAGCAGCTGAAGAACCTCTTGGTTGAATACCAACAGATTGTCCATTTACACCTGCGTTAAAGTCATCAGCTTCTAGTTTCATTGATCCTAGAAGTTCGTCTGATCCTGCAGATGCTACAGACTTAGTACCATTAATGGTTGTGTTTGCGACATTAGGATTACCATGCATAGCTCCTTGCTTGAAGCCTGTTAAATAACCTAATACGTCTTGGTCAAATTGGTCACCTAGTCGATAGGCAGCACGATCACTAGCAAGTGAGCCAAAGTTTACGTGACTGTGAGCTTCCTCAATATCATCGACTTTAAATGCAAAGTAATTTGCTTTGTCGATGGTAAGAGAGAACTCTTCATCGTCTAGATCTTGAGGAGTGATTTGCGTACCACGTGCATACTCCTTAACTGTGATTTCAGGCTCTTTGATAATCTTTACCGAATCGCCCATATTTGCAATCTCTCCAAAATAGTCGGAGTTAGTGATTGCTTCAACAATAGATGACTTACGAAACGCAAGTTGCACCTGTTTGCTGTAAATTACAGGACTAAAATTACCATTGGGTAGATTTCCATGACCTGCAGCTTTTTGAAACGCCATAATATATTCTCCTTTATGCTTTCAAAAACAGATACAAACTACAATCTAACTATTAAAGAGGCCAATCGTTTAAGGTGCATAATTAAATGGGCAAAAACGGATTCGGATAGTCCATAAGTATTTTGTTGTTTGCTGATTATAGAGTGTTAGTGTCGTTTCCGGGTAACACTCTATCTATATTTATAGTTATACTAATAACTACTTATTTGTCAAGCTTTATCTCGCATTACCTGACATATCATATATAAACTTATTACTACGGATTGCTTCCATAATAGCGTCAGCATTTTTTTCGTACTCTTGTGCCGACATATCGTTTACATCTGATTCCCTAAACATCGCAGATGAGGCATCGGTGTCAGGAGTAGCCTTACTTGGTCTACGTGTGACACTTTTAGCAGCATCTTTTGATGTATTCTTTTCTTTTGTACTCATACCTCTATCGGCTTTGTACAAATCTATAGCTCTTGCCGCAGATTTAGCGTCTGTTTCATTCTCATAGAGGGCATCTTGAATCCATTTAGGTTGTTCGTCTGCCCAATTATGAAACTCATCACTTTCTTTTATATCATTAAAGTCAGGATGCATAGCTAATAGTTGTGCTTCAGCTTTTTCTCTATGTACATTTAATTGCATCTCATCAATCTCACGCACACGTGTTTCTAGATGATCAGATTGCTCTTTAGCTTTCTTAATAGCTATAGTTTCTACTATCGCTGCTACATCAGGGTATTTCTTTGCCCAAGCTTCTATGTCTTCATCCGACTTAGGTAACTTAATTTCCTGTTTAGTAGCTTCTTCAAGTTGTCCTTTTAAAGCTTTTAACTGATCAGTAAACTCATTCTCTTTACTTTGCATATGCCTACGCAAATCGCCATATCTCTTCTTAAAGGTTTTCTCTTCGGCTGATAAGTTAGCATCATCTTCTTTCTTAGCTTCCTTAGTCTCGCCTTTTTGTTCTTCAAGAAGTTGCTCTAGTTCCTCTTCTTCTTTCTTTCGCTTTTCCTCATTCGTATATTTACGAGTAGTAAAAGCCATTTTCTTTTCAGGCTTCTGTACTTCACCTGCTACATTTGCTTGTTCCATTGATCTTTTCTCCTTTCAAGGGCCACATATGTGGGTAGCTAATTAGGATTACTTCTTTAGTATTTACCGACTAAAGCTTTCCTTTGTGTTGTTGGTTTCTTCTTTGTTGGTGGCTTTGCTATTAACATACCTTTGTTTCCAAATTTACCTGATGCCATATTGCCATCTCCTCCACCACCATATGCTTTAGAAAGATTTTCTTTATCTTTATTTTGTTGTGCTTTTTTATTTTGATTTGCAGACCCTGCTACAGTCTTCTTTCCTGTCTGAGGACCTGACCTCATGCCATAAGATTCTTTAGCTTGATTTGCTTGTCTTGCTTGTCTTCTATCATCGGCATCTTCTTTCTGCCTAAACTTACCTGATGCAAATCCGGGGCCTGCTAATCCTGCTTGCGTTTTATCACTTTGTGCTTTTCTTACTGCACTAGTTGTACCACGATTTATCCTTCCACTTGTTGTTAAATCTCCTGTACGCATAAGATTAGTAGCTTCACCATACGTATCATCTCTTTCGTATCTTTTCTTGCCGGGTTTAGGATCATATAGATTTTTAAACACATCTTTATTATTCTTCTTGGCATCATTAACAACATTGATCTTCTTTTGTGTAGTTTCAGCATCATCATTACCACCAAACAATCCTGATATCCAATCGCCAATACCACCTAAGAATCCAAATAGACCTTTACTCTTGTACTCACCTGCCTGTACCTGCTTTACAATATTGTTTACGTAGTCTTGATCTACCTCTTTACCAAACATTCCTGCAAACTCTTGTCCAAGCATATCCATCTTTGCACCCCAAGGCAAATTAAAATACGTGTTAGTATCTAGTCCTAGTCTATTAGCAGATGCTAGTACAGCATTATATCCTGTTTCAGTCATAGATCTAGGATTACCATTTTTATCTAGTATCACAGCACCCCCAAACTCTTTGGCTAAATACTCTGTAGAAAACATAGGTTCAGGATCTTTATCGTCATCATCATCCTTCTGTTGCGTAGGCTGTGGTTTTGTTGCTTCTAAATCATCATCAGGAGCTTTTTCAGGCTTCTTAGTTACAGGAGAACCATCTTCATTCAACATGATCTTATATCCTGCAGGTACATCCTCAAGAGGATTACCTTGCCAATCGGTTAGAATGGCTTTCATATCACCTGCTTCGTTCTTGTACCATGTATATTTCTTTGAGTACGCTTTGTTTGCTTCCTCTTGAATATTATAGTATTGATTACCTTGCTCACCTGCATCGGCAGTTCCATCAGAAAATCCTATAATGCCACCTTCATTTTTCTCTTCTAGTTCAGCTTGTCCAAACTCTATTATAATATCTTCATCATCGAATGGAATATCATCGTCTAATACAGCATCTTCAGGATCTCCTAGCTGACCCATCATTTCCATTTTCTTTAATCCCATCTTTGCGTCTTGTCGTAATTCCATTAACTTATCTAAACCAATAAAACGTGTTACATCTGCAGGAAATATAAACTCGCCCTCACTTACCATAGCAGGTACATCATCTCGCACCTCTTTAGCTGTTGCTCCTGATGGAATATCATTACCCGATACAGGATCTTTTTCTCCACCATCGTCTTTCATGCCACCTTCTTTAAAGATAAATGTGCCTGAAGACATGTCAGGCTTATCCCCAAAATTCATTTCCATTTGTTTCTCCATGACTGTTCCACCCTCATTAAATGCCATTTGTTTATTAACTGATTGCCCTTCTCCTACAGGCTTATACTGCTTATCAAATTCTGCCATAACTTTAGCTTCTAAAGCTTTATGTGCGTTTGCGACATTGAATCTAGCTTGAGAATACTGTTGTGTTTGTAAAGCATTTTCTTGTGCCTCGTGTATTTGTTTTTGAACTGCCTTCATTTCCTGCTGCCGACCAACCCAATTTTTAAAGTTTTTAGGAAGTGCTGCATATTTCTCATCTAGTTGCTTCATTTCTAGTTTAAAAGGTTCTACCACGCTATTCATCATAGTTTCAAACTTTTTACCTACTGTTTCCAAGTCTTGAAATTCTTTATACGATTCTATTTTCTGTTGATTAGACTGTCGAAACTTGTTCATAGCAGCCCATCTATCATTCATGGCTTGCCCTTGTTGTTTGTAATATTGCTCTATCTGTTGCTGCATAGAGGGTTGTAGTTGTGCTTGTGCTTGTGCTAAATGTGGTACAGGTGTAGCTACCTGCATCGCCTTTCTTTTTAGCTCTAGCTCTTTGTTAAACTCTGCCAAATCAGCTAAAGTTGCTTGTTGTTTAGTTGCTTGTTGAACAGGTTGAGGTTGGGCTTCTAATTCTTTAGGTATTGGTAAAGGTGCAAGAGGTGCAGGTTCTACATTACTTGTATCAGGTTTACCTTGCTCCAACATCTCAACACCATCTTTAAACTTTGGCACATTTTTAATAGCATCTTGGTAATTCCAACCATCAGGCATCTTATCTTTGAATGTAATACCTTCATCTGTCTGTGTTTTAATTAAGTTTGGATTAATAGCATTAGGATCGGTAACAAAAGGATTCGGATTAGGCAAGCCTATCTGAGGTTTAGGTTGTGTAGGTTCAGGATCATTTGGTGCTTGAGAAGTCTGTGGATAGACTATCTGACCATTAACTACTGTACCTTGATGTGCTTTTAATAATCCACCTTGTTTCAAGTTCTTGCTCCTTTGTTTAGCTGCGAGTATGGCTTCTTTCTCTGATTTATGCTCACTAGTAGGAAGCATACGATTATCTTCCACAGCTTCTTTTAATTCCTTATCAGAGTAGTATTTGCCATTATGTATACTAGGAATATTAATCCACTTACCATTGTCTAGTTGAATAGTGGAAGAATATTCTGAACGTCTTTCCCCTGTTTCAGTTTCATAGATAGGTCTACCTGCCTTTGATGTTTTTCCTGTAGGTTTTCCTACACGCTTACGTATTAACTTCTTTGACATTGACTTCATCCCTAAGTGTTTGTAGCTTTCTTAATACGGCAATAGCACCCTGTGCTTTTCTCCATAGATCTTCATCAGAAGTCTGTTCCATTATTTTTTGATTCATATTAATATAGTAGTCTAGATATTCAACAAACCCATCCCATAGTTTTGTATTATTGCATAGGGGTTTGAGGGGGCTGAGAAGCTCCTTGTGGTCCTTGTGGTTGTGCATTACCTGTAAATCCTTTTTCTTGTGGTCCGGGGGCAGTACCTGTTCCTATTGTGCCGCCGCCTGATCCTGTCGGATCATTCGGATTTGCACCTGCAGGTGGTTGTCCTTGTGGCTGTTGTTGAAAGCTTTTCATCATCTCTGCCATAAGCATAGCTTCTGCTTTATCGTTAGTGACTTTTTCAGGATCTAGGTCAAGAGATTTAGCTATCTCACGAATGATATAATCCATCTTAGCAAAGGGTGCTAGTGCAGGATTAGATGCTACTTGTAGGAATTGCATTAGTCTTTGACTACGTACTTCGTTAGCCATAAGACTTTCTGTTCCTCTAGCTTTGACTTCTAGATCACCTTTAATCTCAGGATCAAAGTCAAATTGCATATTAAATCGAAATAGTCCTTCGCCTAATGGTCTAAGTATATAGTCATCTATATTTTTAATAACAGTCTTAACTCCACCTGACGCAGCATTCATAAGCATAGAGATACCACTAGCTGTCCTACCTACACCTGATACACCTGTCTGCCCATGTGCAAAGGAAGGAAAGCCTGTAGATTCATCTGCCAAGACTCTAGCCTTGTCAAATAGCTGTAAGTTTTCATTTGATACGTTGGGAAATTTAGTTCCAAACACGGCTTGACCGGGGGCCCCTCCTTGTCTACGAAAGACTTTTCCGGGGTAAACACTTAGATCCTGACCGGGGACTAGGTTAGTTTCATCTACTTCAATAAGTAAATTACCTGATAGTACAGCGTTATCAACAGCCATACGCATAAAGCCATTCATTAGCGTTTGTGTGTCATCCATGTTCTCTGCTAATCCAATACCAAAAAAGCTATACGGATTAAGCTCATACGGAGAAGCCATGTAAGGTATCTTAGAAGGTTTGAAAGGATTAATAACTAAACGTAGTAATTTATCATTACATATCCATGCATTAACCTGTACCTCATCGTGGCTCTTTAACTCTTTAGGTATAGTTACGTCATGGTCTTCTAACATCTCAACGTCAAGCATACCCCAATATTCAAACACTTCAAATCTTTGTATATCTTCTGAATTAGTATAGTCAGATAGATCATCTTCCCATGATTGCTTTTGGTAGTTCTCACCAACAGCGATACAATCATTTATAGCTGTATCTCTAAAGTGTGGTCTTTTCTTTAATGCACGTAATTGTGATCTTGACATCTTATGTCTTTCAAACACATACTGTGCTTCTGTCATATTGTTTGCATCAGGATCAGGAAAGAAGTTCCATATAGATACGTGAGAAACTAAAGGTACTGTTTTAAATAACGGCTCGTATTCACCTTCATCATTCCAATTAGGATACTCTTTATCTAAAGCAAAAGGTCCTTTAATAATACCTGTACCAAATAAAGCCATTTCAAATGCTGTACTCCTAAGATGAGTATTGGCATTAGACTCTTGTAGCTGATCGTGTATCTTCTTTTCCATCTTCTTTGCTGCAATCATTGCAGGATGAAATGTTATAGCAGAGGGAGTTTTACCTGCCCCTTGTTCTAATCCTTCTACGTCTTTTAGCTTTTCACTTAGAGGTCCTAAACTATCCATAAGACTTTGTTCTGTTGCTCCTATAGGAAAAGCTTTACCATCTCCCTCAAATCCATATGGACTTACGTTGGGATCACGTTTAACTTGTTCAGGCTTTTGGGGATCTAAACTAACGCTCTCTATAACACCTTCAGGTAATTCTGTTGGTTCTATAGTTAAAGGAAACTTATTTCCTGCAAACAGTACATCAGCGATTTGCCCATAGGCAGCTAGTGTCTTGGTCTTAGTAACCTTAATAAATACTCTTGACTTTTCAGCTTCAGTAAATTGTACATCGGAATCATATAAACCTCTATAGTTTTTATAAGACTTTAACCATCGTGTCTCATCTTGTTCACGATTAGTCTCAGCCTTTTTATACTTATCCATAATATGATAGACAACTTTAATATTCTCATCAGCATCATCTTCTAACGCTACAGATGTATCGTCTATTAAAACTTCGTCATTCTCTTCCATGTTAATACCCAAATGTTTGATCAGCTATCTGATGCCCATGATTCTGCTTATTTGGTTCATAATCAAATATACTAAATCTTGGTCTTGACATTATACCATATCTTAATGCATCATACAAGTGATCTTCTGATTGTGTGTCTATATCTTCAGGATTCTTTTTATCCAATGGTATAGAGGGAAGCTGTGACACTAGGTTAGTACAGTTATCAAAGAAAACCAAACGTGGTTCTTCTGTGAACTCATCAACTTGTAGTCTTCTGTGTATCTCATTCTTCCCTGCTATACGACTTCCTTTACTTCTGTCTGATGGCCTCCATCGACATCCTCTTTGAATCATTTGCTCTGCTAGTGATGGGCCAGTATCACCACGCCTATGCCAAAGAGAGCTATCAAGAGTGCCGTAACTAATAGTTCCGTCATGTTGTTCTGCCTCCAATATCATATCTGCTAAATCAGTAGCTAATACTTTGGAAACATACAACTCCCTATATACAATAAGCTGCTCGTCAGGAGAAATAGCAAACCATACAACTGCAGATTTACTTCCGTATCCGTAGTCACATGCCCTAAACTTTGTCCAAGCTGTCGGTATATCAAAAGGTTCGATGACATGTATATCACGATTAAACTCTGTAAACGCTGCACCTTCCTTGATATCCCAATCCCCTTCAAGGAGTTGTCTTCTTTGCTGTTCAGGCAAGGAAAGGAGCATAGACTCATAATCACCCTGTTCTGCAAGATAAGGATTGTCAAATAATCTCGCAGGAATAAACCTACGTTTAAATAGTGGTTGACCTTCTTTACTGTGGCCTGTGGGATAGCTAAGAGTTTCATTCGTTTCAATATCGGTTGCCCAAAAAGACTTACCTGCAGGTGCAGGATCTATAAACATCTTTTTGACCCAATGATGCCCTCTTCCACCGGGATTTGTTGTTGCTCTCATGTAGATAGGTAAATCAGAACTAGCAGTTCTTAAACGTGAACGTAGGTAATTCCAAGCAAAAGGTGTAGGCCATTGGGTAAGTTCGTCAAATCCTATCCATGTAAATGCTAAACCTTGGTATCGTAGTACGTCATCTTCTCTATCTAGATAAGAAAACCACAATCTTCCACCTGAAGGAGTGACCCATTGCATTTTTCTTTCTGACCATTTTATATTTGGTATAACTTTAGGGTAGAGTTCTTGTGACTTCCACACAAGTTCTCTAAGTTCTTCTGTTGTATGTCTCAATAGCAATCCACTAAACTGTGGATGCTGTAAGTACCTAAGAGGGTCTGCAAGCATTGCGTAACTCTTGCCACCCCCTGCCGAGCCACCATAAAGGACTTCTCTTTCACTGCTTGCTAAAAAGTCAGTCTGTGGTCCTTTGTTGGGGGAGAATATTACATTGTGCGATTCTTCAACAGAAACTTGTTCTCGCTTAATTGTGGGCGTTGCTAGAACTTTGGGTTGCTCCTGTTCTTTTTTCTTCAATTTCTTTCGCTTTGGTGATCGCCTTTTCTGCATACTCTGCCCACTTGCGTAGGCTTCTAGTTTGGTTCTTACGTTTTCGTTCATTCTCTAATCTTTTTCTTAATCCCACATGAGAAATGTATCTATCTGTTTCTTTAGATAACCAATTCGCTACCTCACGATACGAGTACTGATTTACATACTTCTTCGCCATTTCTAATTTATCTAATTCATTAGACATCGGTAGCAAAATATCGGGATCTTCTTTATCTTGCTTATATCCAAAGGGTATTGTTCTTGCTATTCTAGGAATGGGCTGCCACTCATTATCTTCTTTTAAATCTGTAGGCTGTGGCAGTTCCCATGTACCTAATGATCGGTTCATTTTTTCTTTTTTCTATTGTCTACTATCTTGACAGGATTACAATATTTCTTTTTTGTAAGACCACCTTTATTCCATTTATCTACATTTTCTGCAATAGAAAGACCATACCCTATTTTTTCATCATTAATAAGTTTTAATATATCTTTTTTAGTCATACTTTTAAAATCTTCTTGTATAGCTAAATCACCAAAAAAATTAATAATTTCAGACTTGCTCATATTTTTTAAAGATGCCATAATCTACTCCTCACTATTTCTTTTTTCTTAAATTGTCTACTATCTTGACAGGATTACAATATTTCTTTTTTGTAAGGCCACCTTTATTAAATGTTCCCGGGTTACCATACTTATCTTCATATTTTGCAGTTAAACGATCATAGGTCGTGCCTACTTTGTTAGGTGACATAGATCCTTCGTATTCATCTAATTCAATTAATATTAAATCATTTTTAAGATCCATTATCCTATCGTATAATTTTGTTTTTGCTGAAGCCATTAGTAATCTCCTTCAATGTTTTTAGGGGGCATTAGTATAACCCCACCACTTGCTTCGACCTGTACCTTTTCGGTTTTAATTAAACCTGTACGATCTAATAGCTCTTTAGCTGCTGAGAGCTTATCTCTTATACCTAGCTGTGTAGGATCAGATAAACTACCTGCAATCGCAACGGCAGCTTGTGGTGCATTACGTGCTAAGTATAGCTGTGTCGCTTCTAGGATTTCATCCTTTAAGCCTTTGGTAATATCGCTAGTACTACTTGATTCGGAATATCCTGCAAGTTTTTTAGCAGCAACAACATTACCACCTGCTTCCTCAAAGAGGACATCAAGAAAGCGTTGTTGCATTTCGGTTAATTGTCGAGCCATTAGATATCTGTTCCTTTTGTTTTTGTAGACTTCTTGACTTTCTCAGGTAGAATTTGACAAGCAGGTTTAGCTAGATACACAGTAGGACTCTGCATAATATACTCTGCTTTAGCAGTAGATTCAGCAAAGCATTCATCTTTTGTTTCTATTAATTCTAATCCTGTAATCATGTTGCAAGATTGTACGTAAGGTGCTGAACACACCAAAATTATGGGTAGCCACATTAGTTTATCTCAAGCTGAAAATGAGGTCCATCAATAAAAGGCCGTTTTCCTTGACCACGCCGCAAGTCAATATACTGTTGCATAAGCTCTGAACATGGTCCTGCAAAGTCATCTAAACGACAATGCCACGCTGCTCCCCACGTAATAGGTACTCCTTGTGCAACTGCTGCAGTTTTCATTGCATCAGCTATGTCATCGTAAAGATTCAACTCCCATGATGCCCTTGAACCCACATACGCCATGAGGTCCACAGCATGTGATTTACCTGTACTCTCTTGGGGTAGGTGACGGCTATTCATTGTTTTCGATGCACCCTTCTTAACCAATTCTGCCTGTTCTGTTTTTGTCCGGGTGCCGCATATTACTCCGAAATCAACCTTCGTCACCTTTATGGCTTCTTTTACGATACTCACTAAGGATTCGTGAACGCCTTCTAGCTTTTTCAAACTCTTGGAACTTAATGTATAACTCATGCTCTTTCTCCCTATTCCTCACCCATTGGCTTGTGTGCTTCAAGCTGTCTAATGGGTATCTTCTGTGTCCAATGTATTCCTGCCTATAACGTATATAATGTTTTTTACTTTCTTCTACCAAAAAACTTACTCACAGATCGTATCCCAAACGATGCGGCCACTATCGCTCCCAAGGAAAGTTGATACCAATCAGGCATCTGTTGTAGTGAAAGAAACCCATCATGCACGATCTGTCTTCCCCAATCACCACAAAATGAAAGGATAAGTGGTAGTGTAAAGATTATAGTCAACCACTCGTCTTTCCAACTACTTTGCGTAGCACGTATAGCAGCAAGCTCCCAATCAATTTCGCCTGTTGCTTCTTTCATACGAATCTGTGCTTCAGCCTTTTGTACTGCAGTCTTTCCATCTATCCAAGATGTTGCAAGTCCACCGACTGAACCTAATATTGAAGATATGGCATTAAAGCCTAACATATTACTTCCTTTTACCTGATAAATAGGCCACCGAATTTTTAGAAAAAATTCTGTCTAACCATAATATAAATTTAATCATCTGAAATCCATAGTAATGCTGTGAGTAAAAATACCACAGAAACAAATATAGTGACCACAAAAAATGTAATCACTATTCTTTAGTACACTTACCTGTCGATCTACACGTAGCACGTGTGTCACATTGAGGGCATGGGATTGGAAATCTACTCACATGTATGTCCTTTTCCTTCTAATATTTCTTTATAGCATCTAGGGCATATCGTCATTTACACGTACACCCCTTACTGCCTGTGACATAACCTGCCACGATTCCTACAACGCCTACGAGAGCATTATTTAATAGAGCTAAGATGCCCTCATCAAATTCACCACCATGCTCTGCAGCCATCATAAACTCATCTACAACAATGATACCTAGCAAGCCCATAAGACCTAACGCTAAGATCATTACAGTTATGTGTTTCATACTATCCATTACTTAATGCCTGTGTACATACAGCCACTAACCATGACTGCAATATATAAACATATAGCTATGATAATAAGTTTACCATAATCTAAATCCCACGCAGTACCTTCACCACGTGAGCTAAAAAAATCCATTATTCTTCCCCACATTATATGTTCTCCCTTTGCTCTACTTTAGATGAGACTTCAACTCTTGACTTCCCACCATTCATGTATAGTCCAAACCAAGCTGCACCTGCCCCCACAACGACAGACACAAATCCTGCCTGTGCGTTGTTAGGATCAGATAGATTCATAAACCAATTACAAGTTTGATAGAACACGACCATGTACGACAGGATCAATGCTCTAGGCACAATACGCCATGAGTCTAGTTTTTCAGGTGTTATCATCTTTTAAACAAACCACCTTTACGCCAATCTGTGTGCTTTACTTTACCACCACGATTATATCCTTTTCTAGCTGAGTCACGCCTTTGTGCTGCTTCTTCCATTCGTCTTGCTTTATATTCCATAGCTGCTAAGTTCTTACCTTTTAAAGTTGGGTACTTATCTTGCTTGCTTGATCTTGCAAGATTTCTTTTTAGTGAAGCAAGATTACGTTTCTGTATAGCCGTAAGGTTAGCACGTGCTTCAAAATCTCGTATCGCCTGTTCTACCTGCTTTGGTGTTGGATTACCCCACACCTCTCCTGACGTACGATCAATACCATCCTTTCTATTACCAATGATATTTTTAGTTTCTACTCCTTTAGCTTTAGTCTCTTTGGCTTTATATACTGCTCCACCGGGACCTGCTAAACTAATATTCTCTTGTGCATTTGAACCTCTTTTACCTGCTTGTTTTAATCTTGTTCTAGTTTGTTGTGTAGCATCAGATTTATCCATACGTTTTAATTCGTCTTTAGCGTTTTCTGCGGCTTCTGTACTACCCTCTCTTTTAGTTTTTTGTAAAGCTACTTGCTTTTTAGCTCTAGCTCTACCACCACCAAAAGCAGCTTGATCTTTTAAGAAGTTAGCACCTGAAGCTTTACCGACAGTAACTTTACCTGCCCTGCCCAATTCTACATCAAGCTCGGATCTATCAGATGAACCACTACGACCTCTACTTTCAGAACCTGTACCTGCTTCTACTTCATACTTCTTCCTAAAGCTTCGGTTTACTTTTGATGCTTTCTTTTTTTCTTTATATGGTTTAAGCTTTGCTAGTTTAGCATGCATTTGTTTCTGTGATGCTGACCTCTCTTTAGGCTTAACCTTCTTCACCTTCTCCCAAGACTCTTGTTCTGTCTTGGATCTTGTTGTACGACCTACAGGTCTTTTAGCTGTCTTTTTTCCTGTACTAATTCTAGCGTCAGGTCTACCTGAACTAGCAACATACTCAGCTAATTTTTTAGCTCCTTTTGTAAATTTACCCATGCTCTATTTCCCTATTTCTTTTTAAGCCATTGAGACAAGGTAAGACCTGACTTCTTGAGCTGCTCTGCAGTTACGGCTGCCTTACGCTTGCCGTTTTTATCGTAGAAGTATTTCTTCCCCATTTTCTGTGCTTGGGCTATTGTACGTGGCCTATCAGCTAGAAAGGGTTTGACTTCCTTCTTCATCCAATCCTTATCTTTATAGATCTTAATCTTCTGACCTGTTCGTATTTTATCGGCATCTTTAATATTATTAGCCTTTTTAAGCATAGCTACAGTTGTACCATTTGCTTTTGCAATAGCTGTTAAAGTATCGCCCTTCTTAATTGTATACGATTTAAGTCTTGGTAGAGCCTTATCGCCACCTACGCCTGTAGGTAGTTCTTTTGGTTTAGCTTTTGGTCCACTACCACTTTGAGGTGGTCTTTTATTTGATGATGGTCCTCCACTACCACTTTGAGGTGGTCTTCTCTTAGGTTTAGTACTATCTAACACGTAACCACCATAAGCAGGTCTATCTTTTCTTTTTCTATAGCCCTTAGGTCCTGCACGATCTGTGCTTGCCGATGGTCCTCCACTTCCACCTTGAGGTGGTCTTCTTTTACTCTTGCCGCCGCTTATCCTAGCTTCTGCCATTGCACGTGTTTCAGCAAGCTTCGATAACTTCTTACGTCTAGCTGTACCTGTTAGATCCATAGGTATCGTATCTGATACACTACCAATACGAGCCATAGACGCACGTTGTGCATTTGTTAAGGTTTTGGCAGGATCTCTTCCTGCTTTCGATGTAAGTTTAGCTGATGATGTAGTAGAGCTTCCAAACTTTCCTCTACCTACAGGGGGCTTACCTGTTTGTATTCCTGATCGTACACCGGGTCTAGCTTTCTTCTTAGGCTTAAACAAATCTAGAATTGCGTTGACTCTCTCCCCAAATTCTTTGTTTGCTTTCTTGGTACGATTAGCACTTTCAATCTTTTTATTTGATTTTACTTCTCGTTTAAGATCAGCTACGGATTTTCTCTTTAGTGCAGCAGTTCTTTTTTGCTGCTGTATCTTTTTAACCTTATCTTTATATTTATTACTACTGTAATCTCTTGCCATATTTAAAGTTCCTTTACTTTAATTACCCGACCACCCTTCAGCGATCATTGCTTCTTCCACTTCTTTAAGTGAAAAAGACCTACCATAGTGAGCCTCTACTGCCTTTCGTACGTAGAAGACATCACTGTGAGGTATGTGGAGTTTATGTAGACTGTTAGTACGGATAGCATCATAGAATGCTTCGATAACATTGTCTGTATATAGTTTTACGGATTTCTTTGCCATTGTCAATACTTATTTTTATTTTATACGGATGATATTCATTTAAAGTGTTATTTATATATTAGGTGAATAACACTTAAAGTGTGCCGTTCGTTTATGTTTCTATATAATTATACCACAACTCAAAAGGGGTGTCAAGTAATTAATTTGACATAGGCTAGGTGTGCAGCTCTTTATGCATACTCTAAGTGGTTAACATTGGATTTTACTAATCTGTGTATATTTATGTATATAATAACGTACGCATGTGGGGTGGCTCTCGCCCACACCCTCGATCAAGCACTTGTATAGGCATATATGTAGTGCATACTTGCATGGTGAATACACATGATACGTAATCACTCACCCAATACACACTAAAGATCAATAAAATAAGGCACATAAGCACACAAGGTAAACTGTTATCACATCAGTTACCATCCTCTGAGTTTCACCGATTAGCAACACTACCAAAACAGTACCGATTTGTAGTTGCCGATGCACCATAACCCTGTCCGACATCGGACACTAGAACAAACACAGAACAAAACTAACACTTGACAACCAAATAGTTTAGGGTTATCTTTTTAACGAGATTTAAATATATCTCACTTATTTGTGAGAGATATATTATAAATCTCTTATAAAAAGAAAACCTAAACTAAAAAAGGAAAAACCGATTATGGAAAATCAAATCACATTCAAACCACTTTCAATTTCTGATCTTTCAAAAGAAGGCAAGGCACTTGCTAGAATTTGGTCACAGACCAACAATGTCAAGAAATCCATCTCTGATAATGGATTTGATCTTAGACTTGGCAGAGTTATGGCACAGCTTAGAGCTGAAAGCCCAAATGAAAAAGGGATTGTCGGTAGAGATCAAAAAGCTAGAGCAGGAATCAGTACGATTGATCGTAGGAGATTAAATGAAGCTTTACAGATTTTCGATAACATTGATGAACTTAGAGAGTTTAGCAAATCCTCCAAGAAAGGATTTACAAACCCAAGTGCTTTACTTAAAGCTTGGCAGAAATCAAAGAAACCTGCTAAAGTTTCTGAAGAAACTGAAACAAGTCAAGAAACTAAAGCAAAGTCCGATGTCGGACAAGAAATCGACACCTCTCAGATTTCTCTTGGAAATACCAAGCAATCTCTGATGCAAGCTTTAAAGCTGTGGTCACAAGTTAACAATCAATCACTTTGTGATATCGCTGATTGGGCTTTAGAGTTAGCAACAGGAGAAGATCCTGTAGATCAATTTCAAGAGATCTTGGTCAAGACAGATAAAGGAACTAAGAAAGTTCAAGGAACTTTAACAAAAGCTGATGAGTTACCTTTCTAGGTAACTTATCACTTAACTGAAACTTAAATTTTATAAGGATAAAATCATGCAAGGAATGCAAGTAACTTGTCATAAGATCAACTCAGGCTACGGCACAGACTATGGGTACGATGAGTACACAGTCACAGAAGTAGTGCGTCTAGATGGTGTACCTACGATCAAGGTAGTCGCTAACACAGACAGCACAGAATACCTAGCGTGGTTTCGTGATGGAGAATGGGTCTTAGACCTAGATTAAATCATACTATATACACGTTATATAACACTTGAAATATATATGAAAGTGTTATATAACTAGTGTATTATAGTAAAAGTAAATTGAAACTGTCCGACATCGGACACTTAATGAAAGGTTTTTTAAATGTTTACTAATTGGAATTGTACTCATGTATCAGAGGGTTCGGTAGAACTCACTCGCTCATCCGACTTCACAGGTAATGTGAACTCGATGGTGCTACCTACTACACAAGGTAAGCTTGATCGCTACTATGGTGGCAAGGAATGCGTACAAGATGTATTCCCTACGCTTGACGCTGATCAGCGTGAATTCATTATGACAGGTGTAACACCTGCTGAATGGGATAACCTCTGTGGCAACGAGGGGTAACTGTCCGACATCGGACACTTTAACTGAAAGGTATTAAGATGACTAAGCCAAGTGGATACGTATTATGGGAAGGTGCTAGTTTGCTAGATGGAAAACCTATCGTAGCAATAGCATTGATGAACAGTAATAACAGTAAGACTAGCAAGATGATACAGATATTGTACATACGTACAGATATAGATCCTATCTCTGCCAACAAGAATGGTGAAGACTATTCTATATGTGGAGATTGTAAGTTACGTGGTAAAGCACATGACAGAGAGGATCGGGCTACGGCTGATGAACGTGGTTGCTATGTCATGTTGCTATCCATACTTAGCATATGGAAAACATACAAGGCAGGTAAATACCCACGTATAAAAACTGCTGACTTTGTTGATATGACAAAGGATAGAACTGTACGACTAGGTATGTATGGTGATCCTGCTTGTGTACCCAAGAGGAACAACAAGATGTGGATCAAGAGTGCTAAAGCACATACAGCCTACAGCCACCAAGCCAAGACACATGGTGCAAACTACGATCCTACTATATGTATGCGTAGTGCCGACACATTAGACGAAGCACGTGAAGCTTGGTCGAAAGGTGAACGTACTTTCAGAGTAGGACACCTTACATCTATGGTGAAAGATAAAGAGATACTCTGTCCTGCAAGTGAGGAAGCAGGTAGACGTACTACATGTGACAAGTGTAAGTTATGTAGTGGCATGAAGATCAATGCCAAGTCCATACTCATACCTGCACATGGCACAGGAAAGAAGTGGGTAGCGTAATGAAAAAGAAACTTACAATCACAAGAATTAATCCTGTAGCAAAGGCAATGCTGATGCTACGCAAACCAATGCAAACTGTTAAACCTAAGAAAGGAAAAGGTAGCTATGACAGAACGAAAGAGAAACGTAACGCACTACGAAGTCAAGAACTTTGAGAAGTTCAAGCAGAAAAAGAAGCTTAACCTCAGAGATAAGACAAGGCATGGCAATGCCTACAGACAGGAACGTAAAAACAAAAGGAGATTTGGATAATGACTTTGGAAGTTGAACGAATAAATTTACAAGAAAAATATATGGAAGAACGTAAACGCATGACAAAAGTACAGTTGTTAGTTGACGATTTGTATTGGGAGTACGAGCGAATGTCAGGTAGTGGACAAGAAAGTTTAGATAAACTTTGGAAAGAGGTGAGCTAATGGAACAGATCCCCGAAATTTATGTATGGTTTTTTAGTGCATGTGTATTTGGATATGCATGCTTCATAACAGGTTGGCTTGTCGCTAAGATAGACTCGCTTGCAAAGAGAAGGAGATAGCATGGCTATGTACTATGAGATAGGTCTATCCATAGAGAAGCAACCATCTATGGTGGTTGTAGACAGTAACTCTACACCTGTAAAAGATTGGAAGGAAGCAGTGGAATATGTGTTGCAATTAGCAAAACTAATCTACCCTAACCTTAAAACAGAGTTTGATTTCGTAAAGGAGTACGAGATTGATGACGAGCCTAGTGATCTAGGTTATATATTTCAACCCCAAGACGCACAGTTATATGATAAGGAGAATTTGATATGACAAATACAACACAGAAAAATATAGACACAATTAAAGAGAACAACCCTGCGTTAGCTATCGTAGACTATAGCAACCATACGGCACACCTTAAAAAGGCACAGCCATTTACATATAACTATGCTACGATTGACGCAATCCTAATGGAGTCTTATGTTGATCATACCATTAGAGAGATAGCTATCATAATGAATGAAAGCTTTTGGAGAGTTGCGTATCGTGTAGCATTCTTGCAGAAGAACCATAAGGGTTCTGTCATACGTAAGTATGGTAACGTAATTGATAAGGGTACTTATAAAGTGTCCGACATCGGACAGTCTAAGAGAAAGGTAAATGGCTAATGAAATATCAAACAGCATTCGCAAGTGAGATTGATCCCTATGCTAGTGCTGTGTCACAGTACAATCACCCTGACGTATATCAGATGGGTGATGTACTTGACATAGACAGATGGTATCAAGGATACACAGAGGGTATTGATCTGCTACTAGCAGGTGTACCTTGTCAGCCGTTCTCATTTGCAGGTAATCAGCTTGCATTCAATGACGAGAGAGCCAAGCCTACGATAGAGTTCTTCAAACTGTTCCACAAGTGGAAGCCTAAGTGGTGGCTTGTGGAAGAAACACCTATGAAGAAGGAGTATCAAGACATATTCTCACGTGAGTTTGGTTGTGAACCTAGAGTACATAACTCTGCGTCTGTGTCTGCACAGAATCGTAAGCGTTTGTATTGGACTAACATACCCCATGATGATCTGCCTGATCTTGGTATCAACCTTGAGGATATCCTTGAGGATGAGAGCATGACCGACAGAGAGAAAGCATACTGTATTGATGCCAACTATTTCAAGGGTGGATCTATGAAGATGTACTTTGAGAAAGCACGTAGACAATTAGTATTCAACCATGACCAAAAGTGTAGGCAGGTTGGTGAAGCTGATCTCAAGGGTTATGATATCATCAAGCGTGTCTATGATCGTAAGCACAAGTCACCTTCCTTGACTACCATGCAGGGTGGTTGGCGAATGCCGAAGGTAGTGTGTGGTGCATGGCGAGGTAGGTATATCGTTGATGGTGTGCGTCAAGATCACAAGATGAAAACGGCAGGTCTTACAACACAAAGACTAGAGATGCGTCAAGATACCAAGACTAATACTCTTACCACAGTAAGGAAAGATAATGTTGCTGTGAATACAGATGAATTATATTGGAGAGCATTGACAGTAAAAGAGTGTGAACGATTACAGACTATGCCTGATGACTACACAAAGTATGGTGACTACCATGATGCTGATGGTCTTACTAAACCTATGAAAGAAATAAGTAATTCAAGGCGATACAAGATGATCGGTAATGGGTGGACAGTAGATGTGATCAAGCACATACTGAATGGCATACCACAGGATAAGTTGGGTACTGTTGTCAGTTTGTTTGATGGCTGTGGCTGTGGATACCAAGCATTGAAAGGAGTAAAGAGATGATAATATATTTAGATATGGATGGTGTGTTAGCTGATTTCTTTGGTGGACTTGAGAAGAGATTCAAGGTAACACATTGGAAAGATATCCCTGATATAGATGACGCACTTGCTCAACTAAAAGACACAAGTTTCTTTGGACACTTAGATATGTTTGACACTACGTATCCTCTTGTAGGTCATGTCAAAGAGTTGACATATAAATATCCTCATTTGGATTGGGGCATATGCTCTACACCTTTGCGTAATGACAGGGATAACTGTACCTATTGGAAACGTAGGTGGTTAGAAAAGAATAACCTTATGCCTGATAAGATACCTTACTTGGTCTTCACTCACAAGAAAGAAACCTACGCTACCCATACAGTAGATGGTACACCTAACATCCTTGTCGATGACAAGCACACTAATGTTAAGAGATGGACAGAGGCAGGTGGGTTAGGTATTCTATGGCAAGCTAACAGAGATAAGATCACTAAGCTAGAGGATGAACTAACTAAAGCAATCACATTAATACAAAAAGTTAGAGGAGATTTTTAGTAAGCATCCTCTTCCAACTCACGTTAAACGCAGACTAACTGTTGAGAAACGTACCTATCAAAAACTAACCAAAGCAGAACAAGGCACGGTCGAACCTGCGTTGACAATCAAGCCAGGTCCTGTATCTGTTAAAATCACAAGGAGTAGCTAATGTTCAAACCTATGAACACTTCCGATGATGAGACTGCTAAAAGAAAGGTTTTGTTATACGGACATCACGGTTGGGGTAAAACAACCCAACTAAAGTATTTCCAACAGGAATATGGAAAAGGATTTATCTTATCTGGTGAGAGTGGATTAAGTTCCATTCGACAAGCGAAGATAGATTACCTACCATTCACGAGTTGGGATGGAGAAGTCAACCAAGACAAGGGAGTTTATTCCTTTAAGTCTATCTTTAAGTTTATAAAGTCAGAGGACTTTAAGAAACAAGGATACAAATGGATTGGCATAGATAGTTTAACTGAGTTATCAGACCTATCTTATAAACACGCAGAGCAGGAGGCAACAGAAATTGCCGAGAAGCTAGGCAAAAAAAACCCAGACGGATTTGCTATATGGGGTAATCACGCACAACAATTACTAGGAGCCTGTAAGGCAATTAGAGATTTGGATATGCACGTGATTGTCACAGCATTAGCAA